CTGAATTAACATAATCTTAGGGGATTGTGCCTAGAGGCCAAGTGCTTCTAGGTCAGCCACAGTAAGGCCCAACGCTGCCAGTTTTGCTTGGGCCGCTGCTTTGGCTTCTGCCTTTGCTTGTGCCTCAGATTCTTGTGCTGCTTGATAAGCAATTAAACCTGCTTCAATTTCTTTATTAGTTGGCTTTGTTTGAGTTTCATCCAACCATTTTAATTCATCATCCTCTAAAACAAATGATGCTTCTGGTCTAATATGTAAAATTGCTTTGACTTTATCATCGTGTTTCATTATGCACCAATTTCCATAAGTATCATTGTGGATGTTGTTCCATTTGATTGAGCAGTTGCAGTTCCTGGACTGCCATAAGTTCCAGTAAATTGAGTCTTGTAGGTTGTTGATGAAGTTGTAGATGGACTGTCTAAATATTGAATGCCCATATTCATTTTGACCACTGGCACTTGACCACTAACATCAATATAACCCAATTCAGTTGATGATGTTGGTGATGGTTCAAATACTGCTGTTGCACCTCTTAATAAACGAACAACACACCCTTGATCTCTACCTGAACGATTAAACACAATAAATTGATTTGTAAACACTAAAACTTTACTGTTTGCTGATGATGGTGTTATAGATGCTGATAATGTGCTATCTGTTAAAGTGTTGCCCGAAACTGTGGTGCTAGTAGATGTTGAAGCATAAACTACCTGTAATACTTTGCCACCACCGCTAGGTGCAGCCCATTTTAATCCAGTAGCCTCCGCACTATCCGCTACAAACCTCGGAACAATCTCGGAGGATTGTGCAAAAGGGGATTATTCCCGCATAAATACGATTGTGCCTAGACAGAGAACAATCCCCAGGCTAGGATCATTTTGCTATGGAACAGATACCAATAGAAACAATTAAAGAAAAACTCAAGAATAGATATGAAAGTCAAGGCTTTTCAGAGGCTCTATTCCGCAATGATTTTAGTTTACTGCTGCGCCTAGGAGTTCACCCTCAGGTTGCCACTGTTGAGGATTTGCAACGATTAGTTATGAGCGTTAAGGCAATTTCTACTAAAGGAACTTACGCTGCAAGACTTCGTAGCCTATTTAAAGCGCTACGCAAGATGGGGTTGATTGATAATCAGGCCGATCTTGATTTACCAGCCGTGCGCAAGAGCAGGGGGTTGCCGCATCCGCTAACGCCAGGCGAAGCCGAATTAGTGATGACCAAGGCAGAACTGCCAATGCGAGATTGGTTCATAATCGGTTGCAAAGCAGGATTGCGGGCGATGGAAGTAGCCAACCTTCGAGGTGTAGATTTAGAAAAAGTTGATGGCGGGTATATTTTGCGAGTCGCAGGAAAAGGTGGCACCGATCTATCTATACCTGTTGCAGATATTGTTGCTCAAACAATTTTAAAGCACGAAACGATGGGAAAGATTTGGAGCGTTACTCCAAATAAACTTACCAAGATGTGTTCTATGGAAATGAAAATTCTAGGAATAAGGCGCAAAACTTTTCACGCTTGCAGACATTACTTTGCAACAAATATGCTAGAACGATCAAACGGCGATCTATTAGCAGTTCGAGATTTAATGAGGCATTCATCAGTTGCTACCACTCAGGTTTATACGCAACTCGCCAGCGGTAGAACTCGATCATTAGTGAATTTACTGTAAGTTATGCTGCTATACGATTTTCCAGATATAACAAAAAGCATTGATGAAGCCGTCGATGCTATTGAGGATTCGGGGCTTATCTAAGGAGAGAAATGCCAATCAGTTCAAGCCAGGTAACAGTTACCACTAGCCCAACTTTATTAGTTGCGGGAGATGGTGTTGCTGAAGGAGTTTACCTTCATTCTAAACATACAGTATATCTCGGTGGATCAGATGTAACTTCAAGTACTGGTTATCAAATGGATAATGGAGATAAATTAACAATTAATAATCATGAATCTCCTATTTATGCTGTTGCAGGAGCAGGAACTGGAACTGTTCAAGTGTTAGTAGTTACTAAATGACGGCTAACGAATGGGCGGCAATTGCAGTTGCTGTTGGAACCCTTACAGGATTTTTAGTAACTGGAGTTCGATTTTTAGTTAAAAGTTATTTATCTGAACTTAAGCCTAATGGGGGGAACTCGGTTCGTGATCGTATCGATACTATTACCAATCAGGTTGAACGCTTAGAAGTTCGGATTGATGAAATTTACAGATTGTTAGTTAAAAATAAATAGGGGGAAAATGAGTAAAGTAGTTGAGGTAGCAAAGGCACAAATTGGCTATAAAGAAGGTGCCAACAATGAAACAATCTTTGGCAAATGGTACGGCGCAAATAACCAACCTTGGTGCGCTACCTTTGTTTCCTGGTGTTTTAATGAGGCTGGCTTAGTTACTAAGATCGCCGCTCAAAGTAAAAAAGGATTTGCCTCCTGCGATGCAGGTTTAAAATGGTTTTCTAAGAACAATAAAATAATTCCAATAGGTCAAGCCCAGGCTGGGGATATTGTATTTTTTCAGTTTGATAAGGATATTGAACCTGATCATGTTGGAATAGTAAAATGGAACAACGCTGCATTAAAATACCTTCAAGTTATCGAAGGTAATACATCAAGTGGTAATGTAGGAAGCCAAGCAAATGGAGATGGTGTGTATCTTAGGAAACGCTCCTACTCCCTGATAATGGGCGTAGTTCGCCCTTAAAGGATGATAATGAATAAATTAGTTGCTAAATTAAAAAGCCCTAAAACAATTGCTGCTTTTAAATCTTATGCAAGAGCAGTTCTAGCCTCAGCGGTAACAATGGGAATTGCACTCGCTGCTGATCTTGCTCCTCAATACGCAATTTTAATTGGTTCAGTTTCAGCGCCTCTTGCAAAATGGGCAGATAAGACAGAGCAAGAATACGGCCTAGGCTCTAAGTAAATAAATGAATCGGGGGAAAATTTTAGATGAAGCCAAGAGGCTTACTCACGCCGATAGGCAAGATGATTATGGAACGCCTGCTATTAACTTTGATCGTATCAGCAGGCTTTTATCTGCTTATCTCGATTGCCAGATAACACCAGAGCAAGGCGCTATGATCTGCGCACTAATCAAAGTGGCTAGATCAATGGAAACATATAAGGCAGATAATTATATTGATGGCGCTGCTTATTTTGCGATAGCGGGGGAGTTAGCAAATGGTAGAGAGTGATTTAGTAGTTCTTATTCCAACTAGGGGGCGGCCTGATAATGCCGTTGCTTTAGAGCAGGCTTTTGTAGATACAAATACAAAAGCAAAAAGATTTTACATTGTAGATTTTAATGATGAAAGTAGAAGTCAGTACTCCTGGAAACTGCCAGTTGAATCTGTAATTATGATTCATAATGAAACTGGTGGGATGGCTTACCCATTAAATTATGTTGCTCGCCAATTTATAGGCGAGTTTGATAACTTTGCATTTATGGGTGATGATCACCGCCCAAGAACTACTAACTGGGATGAAAAGTTTGTTGAGGAACTTTATACAGGTTCAGATATTGTTTATGGCAACGATCTATTCCAAGGTTCTAATCTACCAACTGCGGTTGCCATGTCCAGTAAAATTGTAGAAGCCTTGCGAGGAATGGTTCCTGATACTCAGCGCCATTTATACCTAGATAACTTTTGGCTAAAACTTGGTCAGGATTTAGGCAAGATTAAATACTTACCTGATGTAATCATTGAGCATTGCCACGCCTTTAATGGCAAGGCACCGATGGATGAAAATTATGCCAGAGTGAATGCTCCCCAAGTTTACTCAGCCGACAAAGTAGCCTTTGATAATTACATCGCCAGCGATCAATACCAAACGCTGCTTACTAAACTTAAATGAAAATCCTGATTACAGGTGATGAAGGATTTGTAGGTAGAGCATTTCATCGAGCCTTAGATAAAAAAAATAATGATGTATTTGGCTTTGATATCAAATCAGGCATTGATGCTCGCAAATTCTTTGCAGCCGATAACACTTACTTTGATGTTGTAATTCACCTGGCCGCCGTTGTCGGTGGCAGAGCCACCATTGAAGGTAATCCTTTGGCAGTTGCCAGTGACCTGGCAATTGATTCTGACCTATTCCAATGGGCGCTTAGAACTCGCCCAGGGCGAATAGTTTATTTTTCATCCTCTGCTGCCTATCCAATTATGTTGCAGCGAGCAAGATTTAAAACAAGATTATCTGAACAAGATATAAATTTAGAACATATTAGAACTCCAGATCAAACTTATGGTTGGAGTAAATTAACTGGTGAGATGCTGGCGCAGTACGCCAGAGATGAAGGTTTGAAGGTAACAATCCTTCGCCCATTTTCAGGATATGGCAGCGATCAATCTTTAGATTATCCATTCCCATCATTTGTTGCTAGGGCCAAGGCAAAAGCATCTCCATTTAAAATATGGGGAACAGGTAATCAAGTAAGAGATTTTGTACATATTGATGATGTAGTTCAAGCAACTTTTGCAGCCGTACTTAATGGCGTTGAAGTTATGAATATCTGCTCTGGTAGGGCAACCTCTTTTATTGAATTAGCAGAAATGATGATGTTATCTGCTGGTTACTTAGCACCAATTGAAACTAATCCAACCGCACCTGTTGGTGTTGAATATCGAGTTGGTAATCCAAGATTTATGAATATGATTTATGAACCAAAAATTTCTTTGGAGCAGGGCATAGCGCAAGCGCTGGCCCAATAAAAAATCCCTACCTTGCCAGCCGTCGGCAGAGGTAGGGATTTTTTTGTGTTTTAGTTGTTATTTAATTTATTAACAATATCTTGCGCTTCTGCATAAGTATCTGCAACAAACTTTGGTGCTGGCAGCGCCATTGCTATTTTCTTATTTGAATTTGTCCATCGTGCTTCGCTATACCATTTATTAAATTGAGAAAATTTAATAATGGCATATTGATTTGGTTTTACTAAGTTATTTAGACTAGCCCAATCGTGGTAACTACCACCTGGAGCCATTACTACATAACTATCTATTTTTGTGTTTATCATTTATTACCTTCCTTTTCTATTGAGGAGTTTCCTCAATGCTATTTTGATTATACCTGACCTGTTCCTAAATTTAATTCTTTAACCAGTTCTGTATCAGATAATTCATAAGTGTAATTGTGTGCATCCCATTTATGGGCTTCTACTTCTCTTTGTACGCAAGCCTTAATTGCTCCACCAGTTTTTGATTCCCAACCACAAGAACATTTAACATCCCAAGCATTGTGAATGAAACCTTTGTTGTTACGCATTTTTGAACCATCGTGCAAAACTGCGAACCATTGAATTGTTACCTTCTCGGTTGTTGGTACTAATTTCATTTTTCTTGCCTTCCTTTTTGTGGGCTACCTGGTGTATCCCGATGGCATAAGTGTATAGACATCTGACTAGACAAGTCAAGTAGGCTAGCCAAATAAATCCTTCGGCGTGTCGATCCCCGCTACCGCCCGCCTAGCCTGGCTCCTATACCCCCAATTTAAGGCCCAGGAAGGCACTGGGCGCAGCGGGCGCTGGCGGCTGAGGCAGGCAGCGCCAAAGGCAACCCAACCCCCCATAAAGCCCAGGATTGCCCAAGGCAGGGGCCGCCTGCCCTTGCCCATTGCCACTAGTGCCGTCAGCACCGCCCAAAGGATTCTCACTTGATGTAATCCTTCAGGTAATCATTAATTACCTCAGAGGCGGTTTTACCCTCCATTGCTGCCTTGATTCTCACCTTATTCCAAATCGCATCTGCAATTCGAACTGATCTTTGTGGTTTGGTAGCCATTACTCTCCTAATAGTGTTTTTAGATGCGGATTTAAAACTTTCATACTGACATAGATAGCCCTGGCCATTTCATCAGGATCAGAGGTATTGCTAGCGGTGGCTAGTACTTCAGCCGATGCCAGCATATCCATTTGCATTTCTGTAAATAATGCTTTCATTGCTCCCATATTCTCACCTCCTCGCCATCAACATATTGGAATGAAGTTTGTCGCATTTTGGACAAACTAAGCATTGAAACTGCTCGCCATTATCGTACTGATACCAGCGGCGAGTTAATTCTTTGGCTGGCTTTTCACACATCATGCAGTTATTCATTATTTACCTTCCTTTAGGTAGCAAGTATCCATTGAGCCGAAGCAGTAGCCGTCGGCGGTGTAGTTAATATGAGTTGCCAAGAAATAAATCGTGGCCAGCATTAGTAGCCAGAAACTAATTCTTACTACTTTGCGAATTTGCAGATATTTTTTAGAGCGTTGCATTAGTTTGCCTTCACAACAGTAATTTTATATGCGTTTGCTTTTACTTCCTTGCGAACTACTTTGCAATCTGCACACCAGCACTTGCGAACACGAAGGTTGCTATCGCTAGAAATACAAATTGAATCTAAGCAGTATTGATTGCAGTTACATACTTTGTTATCTAGTTTCATTTGGTGCCTTCCTTTTTGTGGGCCACCCTATTGTGTCCCAGTTGTTCTATTGTATAGACACATGCCCCGACAAGTCAAATCTGCATAATGGGCGTGGCGTGAAGGGGCAAATGTCGGTGGCCTGTGCCACAATAGGCCCCACGCCCAATTCTGGGCGCTTAAAAGGAGGCAAGGAATGGAAATAGCAATAGTGATTGGCGCAGCGGGTTTAGCCCTAATAGGGGCATCTCTTGCTAGCAGGCTGACCGACGGCACCG